ATGCAGCAGTTTCGGGAAGCACCCTGTTCAGAAAATTCGACCGCGCATTGCATATCGTGGGTATCAACACCCGCGTAACGGACAGTCTGTTCAGTCACTGCCTCCGCCCGATCTATGTCGATCAAGTTGGTTCGGAAATTGTGCGAGGTATCCGGGTCAACGGCAATCGGTTCCATGGGCGCATCGCTGACATGCTGGATTATTGCGTCACGATCAACGGCAGCAGTCATTCCGAGATACAGGTTTGCGACAACATTGCCGATGGGGTGGCCGGCTTCTACAAAGGCCCGCTGTCCCGTAGATCATCCGTCAGCGACAACCAAGTGGCGACCCCAGCGACCGATGCGTTCGTTTTCATGGGCGGCGCGTATGGTCGGGCAGATGGCAACACTGTGGGGGGCGGGCAAGGGCACGGCATGATTCTTGATGGCTGCACGTCTCCGACCATCGACGGCGCAACTATCGACTCGATGCGCATGGGCGGGATATTGCTGCGCCGCTGCACTAACTGGAAGGTGCGAAGCCCTGACATCACCAACGTCAACACGAACTATGCGGCAGACGGAAACATTTACGACGGCATCCTGATCGAGAGCACCTGCTCTGTCGGAGAGCTGGACACGGCACACGTCCGGCAGTTAATCCCGACCTCGGGGCGCTACGGTATCAACAACCTTGGCAACCAGACGATTTTTTCAGGCAACAATGTCGCGATGAACTTCGCTGTTGGCAACTTCAATCAGTCCACCACGCAGCGCGCCTATGGCAACACTGGTGTTATGAGCAATAAGCAGCGAGAGGATTACGGGACGGCGCCGCCAGCTGCAGGAACCTGGGGTTTAGGCGACAAGATCTGGAACACCTCGACAGTGGCCGGCACCTTTATCGGCTGGGTGTGCGTGTCGCCAGGCAGTCCTGGGATTTGGAAGGGCTTCGGGGTGATTGAGTCAACCTAAAGTAATCGAGTAAGAGTCCATTATCCCCGCTTGGGCGTGATTCGTTCCTGGACTCGACGGCTTTTCGCAGAAGCTCGGCTGCGTTGTTACGCCGCAAAAAAATCAACGGTCAGGTTTAATTCGGTGCCCTTATGCCAAATCATTACTGCACGCTAACCGCGCGCGGGGAGGAGAAGCTCGCGCAAGCGGCGATCTCCGGCCCGCCGCTGGTGATATCGCATATCGCCGTCGGTGACGGCAATCCGCTCGAGAACGAGCCCGCCACGGCCTCGGTGCTGCTCGGCGAGCAGTATCGAATGCCGGTCAACACGGTGTATTCGCCGGTCGAAGATCAAAGCGTCGTCATCATTGAGGCGGCGGTCCCGAACACGGTCGGCGGCTGGGAGGTCAACGAGGTCGGCCTGTTCGACGCTGATGGCGAGCTGATCGGCATCGCCAACTATCCCAAGACGTTCAAGCCGGCACTGCCCAGCGGCATCAGCCGGGTGCTGCTGATCCGGGTCATGCTCGACGTGGGCAGTGCCGAGCACGTCACTCTGCTGGTCGACCCTGCTGCCGTTATGGCCACGCGCCAGTTTGTGACGCTCGCGGTGCAGGAGCTGGCTGATTCTGCTGCCGAGGCGTACCTGGTCAAGGCGCAGAATCTGGCCGACGTGCCGGACAAGGCGGCAGCGCGCACGAACCTCGAGGTTTATAGCAAAACCGAGAGCGATGCGCGCTACCTGGACGAGTCGCAGAACCTGGCCGACCTGGACGATGCTGCAGCAGCCCGCACCAACCTCGGCGTTTACAGCAAAACCGAGAGCGACCAGCGCTACGTCAACGAGGATGACTACGCCAATGCGGCGGCGAGCCAGGCGGTCGCGGAGGCCGCGACCAGCTCCGGCAACTGGATGAGCCCGGTGCGCGTGCTGCAGCTGTTGCGAGCAGCAGCTGCAGTCGCCACGGACACCCTGCGCGGCTGCGTGCGCTGGGCCACGCTGGCCGAGGTGAACGCCGGCAGTGCCAGCGTGGCGGTGACCCCGCAGCGTATGCGCTGGGGCTTTAGCATCAGCAAGGCGCTGGATGGCTATATCGTCTTTCCGGAATGGCTGGGCGGGCTGATCATTCAGTGGGGGCAGGAGACGCTGCAGTACGATTACACCGTCACCTTTCCGATCGCGTTTCCCTCGGCCTGCCTGAACGTGCATGTGACGCAGAACCGCCCTCGGATCTGGGGCTACGGGAACGAGGTTTATGCCTACAACGTGACCAACACTACAGCTGTGATGACCATGTCCGGCAATGACGGCGCCGCGCAGGCGAACGTGCCGGTTTTCTGGCTGGCGATAGGGCACTGATATGGACACTTTCTACAGTGTGACAACCGGGGGCTTCTACCCCGCATCGATGCGCAAGGCATACGAGAAAGCCGGCTCCTGGCCAGATGACGCCATAGCAATCAGCCCGAGCCAGCATCAGGCGTTTCGGGCGGGGCTGTCGGTCGGGCAGACGATCGAGCTGGTCGACGGCGAGCTGGTTCTGGTTGATCCCGCGCCGCCACCACCGCCCACCCGGGAGGAGGTCGAGGCTGCGCGCTTGCATGCCTATGCCGACCCGCTGACCGGCTCCGATCGGCACTTTGCCGAGGCGAATCGCGAGGCGCTGATGGGCAACCAGGACGCCGCGGACGCAGCCAAAGCCGCCGGCGTGGCGCGCTTTGCCGAGATTCAGGCGGCGCACCCCTGGCCGCCAGAGCCTGCCGAGTAACCCAACCCGCTCCATTCAACCGGTCGCCCTGTGCGGCCTTTTTTGTGCCCGGAGAAACCCATGGCCAAGCGTGAAAACTACACCGTCCTGATTCCGTTCCCCAAGGGCTCCGGCCATTGGGCGGCGAAGGGCGAAACACTGGATCTGCTCGAGGTGGAAGCCGGCCAACTGCGCCGCGCCGGCCGCATCAAGCGGACCTCTGAACTGACCGCCGCGACAGCTGTGGCGACCAAATCCACCAAGGCGAAGGACTGATAAATGGCAGAGGTAACGAACTTCGAGCATAACGGCGTTTCGATCGAAACGACCGAGCCGCCAGAGGCAATGGGCGGCATTGGCGACAACGTGGTCGCTATCGTCGGTACCGCACCGGACAAACACGCCAGCGTGCCGCTGAACGTGCCGTTCCGGATCAGCAACTACAGCCAGGCCGCGCTGCTGGATACCACTGGCGACGAGGCCGGCACGCTGCCGCTGGTGGTCAAGCAGATCCTGAAAGTGGTCAAGGTGCCGATCTATGTCGTCGTGGTGGCCGAGGGCGTGGACGATGCCGCGACGCAGGTCAACGTGATCGGCGGTGTCGATGCGACCTCTGGCCAGAAACTCGGCCTCGAGGCGCTGACCGTGTGCCCCGAAGCCCCGACCATTCTCGGCGCCCCGGGCTTCTCCTCGGTGCAGGCGGTGCATAGCGAGCTGGCCAGCCTGGGCAAGCGCCTGCGCGCCCGCGTGGTGCTCGACGGCATCGACGGCACGGTGGCCGACCAGGTCGCGAACAGCCAGACCATCGGCGGCGCCGAGCTGGGATACGACCGCTGCTACGTGGTGCATCAGATGCCGGCGGTATTTTCCAAGGCTGCAGCGGCGAACGTATTTTTGGCGCCTTCCAGCCTGGCGATCGCCGCGCTGGCTGTGGTCAAGCAATGGGAAAGCCCGGGCAACCAGGTGACCTATGCCGCTGACGTGTCGCGCACCGTGGAATACAACATTCTCGACAAGTCGAGCGAGGGCGACCTGCTCAACAAGTACGGCGTCAGCTACTACGCGCGCACCGACCTCGGCGGCTTCTCGCTGATCGGCAACCGCTCGATCACCGGCAAGTTCATCAGCTATGTGGGCCTTGAGGATGCGCTGGGCCGCAAGCTGGGCAAGGCGGCGCAGAAGGTCATGGCGAAGAACCTGACCAAGGCGTTCATGGAGCAGGAGGTCAAGCGCATCGATGACTGGATGCAGACGCTTGTCGCTGACGGCACTATTCCGGGCGCGAAGGTGTATCTGCACCCCGAGCTGAACAGCGTCGAGAAGTACAAAAACGGCACCTGGTACCTGGTGATCGATTACGGCCGCTACGCGCCGAACGAGCACATGATTTACCAGCTCAACGCAACCGATGAAATCATCGAAGAATTCCTGGGAGACGTGCTCTGATGTTTACCAACCGCGTAAGACAGACGATTGCAGCGATGCTGCAGGGCCTGCCCCTGATGGCGACCGTCGAGGACTTCGACCCGCCGGCCATCACCATGAAAACCGAGGAGATGCTCGGCGGCCGGTTCATCGGCGAGGAGATGGCCACCGGCATGAACGTGCTGGCGGCCACGCTCAAGCTGCAGGGCGCCGGCTTGCCGATCGTCACCGCGCTGGGCGTGGGTGCTGGCGACACCGTGATGCTGACGGTGCAGGAGGCCGGAGAGGACCAGGACGGCAACGAGTGGTTCACCTATCACCTGTGCAGCGGCAAGCTGAAAAACATCTCCGACGAGACCGTGAAGATGGGCAACAAGCCGATCACCACGCTCGAGCTGATGCTGCGCAGCTACCAGCGCCTCGAGAACGGCGTCATGGTGACCGATATCGACACCCGCACACAGAAGATCGTGATCAACGGCGTCGACATTCTCAAGGGTGCGCGCCGCAACGCGCTGATGGTGTAAGCCAGCCCAACCCCCTGAAAAGCCGCCTTCGGGCGGCTTTTTTTGTGCCTGCAAGGAATCCCCCGCATGTGGAAACCCGACGATCTGAAACTGCGCTGGCCGGTGGTCAACGCTGACGGCGAGCCGCTGGCTGCGCTACCGGTTCGCGCCTTTACCGTGGAAGAACACCGCGCCGCGCTCGAGCGCGCTGGCGAGGACGAGCATTCCCAATTCGAGCAGCTGGCGGTGCTCGCCACTGGTCATCCGCTGACGGTGATCGAGTCGCTCAAGCGCCCCGACTTCATCAGCCTGACCAAGCGCATCGCTGAATACGTGAACCTGCCGGCCAGCTATTTCAGCGGCCAGAAACCGGCCGACCCTGACGAGTTCCCGCTCCTGGTGCCGATCAAGGGCATGGGGCGCACGTACGACACGCTGACGCTGCGGGTGCCGAGCATGGGCGCGACCAAGGCCATGATGAAGCACAAGGATGAACTGCAGCGCACCGACTTCATCAGTGCCCACTGCACCGGTCTGGCGGTTGCGGAGCTGCTGCGCCTGTCGATTCCGGACTGGACCCAGCTGCAGGTGCGCCTGAACGATTTTTTGAATCAACCGGCGGACTACTTTCAGAGCGCGACGTCGAAGTAATACTCGACGTGGTGCCGCTCGTTTACAACGTGAAC